AGCCTGTCCCGGATTCCGCGCTGAGTTTTTGCCCCTGGTGTGGGCACACCCATTACGCCGAGGTGACTACGTCTATACTGTCCGAATTGACTAGATATTGCGAAATCGGTCATGGGCGCCTGTGCGAGTTGAAGCGAAATGTCTCCGAATCGTGCAATCGCGTGGCACCGTGATTGCTCTCTCTAGCCGCGTAGGTAATCTTTTTCTTGGGGGTATGTGAATGAAAGACACCGCTCCGTCAGACGCGCCGTTAATGAGCGACGCCGATCTGGCGCGGCTAGAGCAAATGCGGAACGTCCCGATTGAATCAGTTGCTGACGAAGCGTCAATGCTGATCATGGCAGCGACAATGTCGCAGTGCGTCAAAGGACTTGCCGTTAGCGAGTCCGAAGACGAGACGTGTCACATTCTCGGAGCAGCGTTTCAGCTGCTTTTCATGCTTGGCCGCCAGAGCGCACTAAACTAGCTAACCCGCAGAGACACGACCGACGACCGAGAACTAGCCCGTATGCGCCACGTTCGCTGCGGGTCTTTGTATTTTTAAGTGCTACAATTTAATCGCGGCATGACTGTTGAACGCGTTGAAGGGAATTCAATTCAATCTCAACGGCTAACGCACAGCTCAGCCGGGGCTCTTTGAACTTCAGACCGATCGCTAAAGTTAGGTATCGAAAAGACTCCCGGCCCTTTTCTCTGCCCCAGAATTAATTTCTTCTATCCTGGAGCGTCCTCAGGTTTAAGGTCTCGACGGATATGAATCCGGGCGCTTACAACGACGCTTCAACAACGATCTTTCAGCCTGCAATCCGACCGCATCAGCGATAAACGGCAGCGTCGTGCCGTGACTTATCTGTGACCATGACGAAGATTCCAACTCCCAAGGAAGTGCAAGCCATTCTCCGAGAGCTGACACCTGCACAGCGGCGAGTGCTTGCGGCACTCGAATCGGACGTGTTCGCGCTACATAGCCGATCTCAGTTCAGGCTCATCCGTGGCGGGCGCCAAGAAAATTTAACGGCGCGCATGAATAGTCTCGCCAGTGAGTTTGCGATGTTGAAGCCGAACGACCCGGGCCGTGCCGAGATCGTCAAGGAAATCTCGCGGTTGAGCCTGCTCAGCAACAAGAGCCGAACCAAGGATGGCTAAATACATCGCTCGAAACTGTCCCAGATGTCTAGACTACTTCGGCGTCGTCGTGAGCCCATGGCCCACCAACAAGCGCGAGTATCACGTTAGCGGCTTTTGCACCACATGCGGCTATCGGCTCAAAGGCTGGCGAGTAATTCTCGGGCGCAAGAAACCCACCTACGTGTATGGCGGTAGAGTACCTAAGGTGTTTAGTTGAGCGCTCTCCACCTAAAGCGTTTCCTTGCAATTGTGTCCGGCTATCTATCTCTCGAACCTTAGGAGCCGCTGTATGTCCTCGTAGACGATCGGCTTTACCAGCCAGAACTTGATACCGCGCCGTTGTAGTTCCGCAGGATCAACAATCGAATGACTCGCCAGCATCGCTATCACGGAAGCGTTGGACGCTACCGCGCATGTGTATCCGACAAGCGCTTTCCAACCCGGCACCTGAAGGTCTGCGAGAACCGCGGCTACGTCTTTGTTTTGTTCGACGCATGAGATTGCCGACTTTGCGTTGTCTGACTGGAAAACTCGATAACCGTCGCCAACCAGGAGATCGGCGAGAGCCGCTCTCGCAAGCGGATAGCGTTCGACAACAATTATTTTGTTACGCTTAATGTCAGTTTCTCTATCATCCATTGCTGAAACGCCTGCTACAAGGACGCGGCCATATCGCGGCAGTGGAGCAAGACACATGCCGGGTGCTAACAAGATTTTAATGCACAATTCTCTCGGTGATTTGTCAGAAATGCGAAAAGGAAAGGGTTATTCGTGCAAGCTTGCGACGCACATGAAACCGAAGGATCGATTACCATTCGATCACGGATTCCTTTTTGCGCGGCACGTCGAACATTCCTTCGAGTTGGCGCGCTCGGGCGGAGGCGGGGAGATCGGGGTTTTCTTTACAAGATCAATGCGCGGCATGTGTATTTTTGCCTTTCCAGTTTCTCGATGAGTTTTAGTTGTTCATCCTCGTCCTCACATTCGACAATGACCTGGAATTGATGCTCGAGCTCCTCGTCGCCCTTTTGGTCCTCTTCGAGAAACTCCTCCTCCAAGCGCGAGGCAAGGCGTTCGAGATTGACGGTGGGCAAATCAACCGTGTCGAGCAGATCGTCGAGATCGATCTCGGATGTTTTCAGATATTCGAGGAGGCTCTCTTCGCTCATCTCCCCGTATTGACTCGAGAGCAGTAAAATCTTTTTCCGGGCTTCTGTCTCATCCTTGGCGTCGATGAGCGCGATCGGCAGCGGCGGGATCGTATAGCCCTGCGCCTTCAGCCGGCGGAGCACGCGATCGCGCTGGTGGCCGTCGAGCACGAACAGCTTGCCGGAATTCTTCCAGACAAAGAACGGGAACGAAAAGCCGTTCTCGAGTAGAGACCGTTTGAGCTTGCGATAGCGGTCCGCGTCGAGCTTCTTGAGATCGCCTTGCAGCGGCACCAGGTCCTCGAGCTTGGCGACCGCGGCGCCGGTGCATTTTATGTCGATGGTTCTTTTTGCCATTGATCCTCCTGTTTATCTTCCGCGCATACGATATCGAACATGGCGGCCCGCCGGCGGGCGCTGCGCCGGCGGCGCTGGTGGTGGCGTGGATCCGTTCGGCGAATCGGGCGGCGAACTGGGTGGCGGTTCGGTCGGGGCGCTTCGCGCGAGGATCTCCCAGGGGATCGCGCGCGAATAGAGCACGGCCAGGGCGTAGGCGCGCCGATCGAGCGCCTCGTTGCGCGCGCCTGGCGGCTTATGCCACTCACGGATCGGATGCCCCTTCACGAAACGGGTTTGCACTTTTTCGCTGGTCAACTGTTTGAAAAAAATTCGTGATCATACGCGGCCGGAAAATGGCAATAGCCCGGGCCCGCGTCCGCGATCCGCAGGCGCGAATAGATGGCATCCTTCGCGACGTCGACGCCGACGATCCAGACCTTGTGCCCTTTGTATTTCTTGCTCCCGCCGGATTTCGGCGGCCACTGGGGCGGATCCCGGCCATGCCCTTGATGGCGTAAATCCGCCGGCCGCGGCGCGGCGTGCAGAATTTATAAACCGCGTCGGCGTGATGGCCGCCGGTGTCGATCCCGACGGGCGCCGATGCGGAGCCGCCGGCCGTCTTCGGTCGTCCACTCGCGGAGCGTGATCTCGTCCAGATCGTTCCAGATCTCCGGCTTTGCCGGGTCACCATGCAGGATGATCACCTCGACGCCCCAGCTTTCCTCCGGTTCGTTGCGCCGCTCCGCGCGCCAGCCGACGATCTCGATCTCGATCCGGTCGTCCTGGACGTCGACGCCGGCGGTGAGATAGAGGACCCGATACGGGAGCGCGTCGGCGGCGTAATTCTCGCGCCGATTCATAAGCGGATCCGGCGCGATCGTCTCGGCCTTCTCTTCCCAGGTCTGGCCGAGCGTCGTGTTGACGAACGCTTTCATCGCTTCATGGTCGCCCTGCTCTGCCTTCTCGTGAGCGGCAAGAAAATTTGCGACGATCTCGCTCAGCTTGACCCATGGGTTGTAGGCCTCCCAGAGATGAAAGCCGGCGATGCCCTTGAATTTCGCCTCGGGGATCCACTCGCCGTCCATGATGGCCGCCCAGCGCTGCGCGTCGTTCCAGCCGGCGCCGCAATGAGCGCAGACATAGAGCGCGGTGCGAGGATCGCGATTCTCAAAGCGGACCTGGCTCCAGTCGAGTTTTTGTTTCTTGTAGCAGGCCCAGCACGGGACGTGATAATGGCGACGATCGCTAGCGAGAAATGAGGCTTCGATGGCTGAGAGACCTTTGATCGTCGGCGAGCTCACGAATAGTTTTTTCCTATTCCAAAAAGTCGTCGTCCTCTTCGACGCGAGCGAAACCGGGTTGCCCTCGGCGCCGGCGCTTGCAGCATAACGGTCGATTTCGTCGCAGATCAGGATCCGAATCGGCCGGCTTGCCAGGCCCGATGGACTGTTGGATCCAGCGAGCGTGATATGCCCGCCCGGGAAGGATTTGTGCAGGATCGTGTTGCCGCTGTCGCGTGATCGCGATTCCTTGATGAGCTCGAAAAGGACCGGCGTGTCGCGCACCATGGGCGCGAGCCGGTCCTTGCTGTACGCCTCGGCAATGTCGAGCGTGGGCTCGATGAGCAGGATCGGCGCCGGATCCTGATGAACGAAAAAGCCGGTGGCGTTGAGACACAATTCGGTCTTGCCGACCTGCGAGGACGACTGGACGACTTCGGTCTCGACGTCGGGATTGGTGAGCTCGCGCATGTAAGGGGTTCGGCTGGTGTACCATTTACCCGGCTCCGCGCTGCTTTCCGGGCTGAGCATCCGATACTTGTCCGCCCACTCGTCGATCGTCAGCTTCGGTGGCAGCGTGCAATCGCTGAAAATACTGTTCAGTAGCTTCTCGGACTGCTCGAGGAAAACGCTCTGCATTAAACTCGGCAATAGCGTCTCGGACGAGTTGCTCAAGGATGGCATAGGCTTTCGGCGAGAGATCTGGTACCAGCGACCTCATTCTGTTGGGCAAGGCGAGATATTTTGAACGGATGGCCAGGATCAAAAACTTGATCATGGTGACGATCGACTCGAGCGAGAGGAGATCGCCCCTCCGTTCTGCGAGTTTGATCTCGATCTCCTCGCGGCGCCGGCGGTCGAGCATCGCCCCTCGTGCATACGATCGACCCGGCCGTCCTGCGATTGCCAGCCGGCCGCGACCTTGCCCACAAATGTGCGATGATCTTGCGGTTTGAAACGATCGGATTTTCGCCGCGGGCGATGATTCCTTGTTTCTGGAGCTGTGAGATCCGCTGCTGGCTCAGGCCCGTGAGCGTTGCGAGCGTCTCTTGGGTGTTTTCCTTCGCCATTCATTCTCAGTTTTTACAAGTCCCTATGGG